AGAGCATCTTTTCTAGCGCGTATGGCTGGCAATGCTGGCCCAGAGTATAAAGATGGCGAACCTACTAGACTGCTGCTATCGTTAAAGGCTTGGGGCGCAACATCTAAAGCCGATGCAAAGGCTAAAGCCAAAGCAATCACCACACGTAATAAAGCTAAAAAATAATGCAAATCCCTATCCTAAATGGCATCTTTGTTGATAACACACCAGAGTTACGCACCAGTTATCCAATCAATTTAGTACCAGTCCCAATCGAGTCTGGCATTAGCGGTGGATTCTTACGTCAAGGCGATGGCATTGTTGCTAATGGCACTGGCCCTGGTGTAGATAGAGGCGGTATCAATTGGAATGGTATCTGCTATCGTGTGATGGGTACTAAGCTCGTTACAGTGGCTAGTGATGGCACAGTAGCGGTTCTAGGTGATGTTGGTGGCCCAATTGATACATTAGTAACACTTGATTATAGCTTTGACTTACTAGCTATCGTATCTGGCACACGTTTGTACTATTGGAATCCATTAACATCAACATTAACGCAAGTAACTGACCCAGACTTAGGTATTGTATTAGACGTTGTATGGGTAGATGGTTATTTTATGACCACTGACGGTACTAGCCTAATCGTAACTGAGCTTACAGATCCAACACAAGTTAATCCATTAAAGTATGGTTCGTCTGAAGTTGACCCAGACCCAGTTGTTGCTTTGCTTAAACTACGCAATGAAGTGTATGCACTTAACCGTAACACCATAGAGGTGTTTGATAACGTAGGCGGTGAGTTCTTTCCGTTTCAACGTATTGATGGCGCACAAATACAAAAGGGCGTAGTAGGTACGTTTGCTAGTTGCGTATTTATTGAGAACATAGCATTTTTAGGTAGTGGGCGTAATGAAGCACCTAGCATTTATGTAGGCGCAAATGCACAAGTAACTAAGATTAGCACACAAGAGATTGACGAGATTTTACTAGGTTATACTGAAGCGCAATTAGCATTGGTAAAACTAGAAGCCCGTAATGATAGAGCGCATCAACATTTATATATTCACCTACCAGACCGCACGATTGTATTTGATGCAAACGCTACAAAGGCATTAGGTCAAAACGTATGGTTTACTTTAACCACTAGCATTGTTGGATTCAGTCAGTACCGAGCAAGAAACTTAGTATGGGCTTATGACAGATGGCTAGTGGGTGATCCACAATCTAGTAACATTGGTTACTTGGTTGATACTATCGGCACTCACTGGGGTGATACTGTTAGATGGGAGTTTGGCACAATGATTGTTTATAACGAAGGTCGTGGCGTTATATTTAATCAGCTAGAGCTTGTTAGTTTAACGGGCAGCGTTGCATTAAATACAAACCCTATGATTTCAAGTAGCTATTCAGTTGATGGCATAAATTGGAGTCAAGAAAAATCAATACGAGTAGGCACGACAGGTAATAGAGCAAAACGTATTACATGGTTTCAGCAAGGTCACATGAGAAACTGGCGCATACAGCGTTTTAAAGGTAACAGTGATGCTCACCTATCATTCGTTAGACTTGAAGCGCAACTAGAGCCATTGGCGTATTGATATGGCTACACAAAAACTAAGTTTAACACGCGATCAGCTTGCTAGTTTCTTACAAGACTTTGAACAGATAAAACAGTTTGAGAGATTGTTTGCGGTTGCTGACCAAGTTGCACCAAGCGCAGATACTACTGGTATCAGTATTGAAGCTGGTATTGCAAACGCAACGGCTAATGATGCTCTAGCGCAAATACTAAGACTTGCACAAGACACAGCAGTTAATGGTGACAACAAAGGTGTTCAGGCTTTAGATTCTTTTGCTCGTATATCAAATACAGTAGAGATGATGGCACTAGCACCAATACATAATAATGTAGAATTATCACATGATGTTAATGGGATATTACCGTATGCAAACCAAACAGCGCGAGTGCGTTCAAATCAGGTGCTAACATGGCTTTCGATGTAATAACCCCAACCAAGCTAGGACAAGCTGCTATCACAGTAGGCGTAACTACGCTTTATACTGTACCAGCAGCCACACGCACATTGCTTAAAGAGTTAAGCATTGCTAATACGACTGCTGCCGCTATTAACGTGCGAGTGTTCTTAGTGCCATCAGCAGGTGCAGCAGGAACGGCTAACGCATTTTTATACGATATTGCAGTGCCTCTAAATAACACTTTGCAATATGATGGCATACAAGTAATGAACGCTGGTGATACAATTCAAATACAAGCAGCTTCAGCAGGTTTAACCATTACCGCTAGTGGCGCAGAAGCGGTTTAAGGAGATACAAAATGGCAGTAATAGCAAAACCACTCATAGCATCTAAACAAATGGAAGCTGCACAGACTACGCAATACACTGCGACTAACTGTACAGCCATCATTGATAAGTTTACAGCTACAAATACATCTGCAGCAATCGCTGTGATTAGCGTTAATCTAGTAAGCTCAGGCGGTGCGGCTGGTACTACTAACTTAATCGTGGATACTCGTTCAATTGCAATAGATGAAACTTACACATTCCCAGAGCTTGTTGGTCAAGTATTAGCGTCTGGTGGCTTTATTTCAACAACTGGCACTGCTACTGCTTTAACCATTAGAGCATCTGGCAGAGAGATTACTTAAGGAGTTACTATGAAAGATTTTTTAATGATGCCTAAAGACTTTATGGGATTGCCATCTGAGGAGGAATTTGTAACCACCGCAGAGAACAAAAAGAACTTTGTAATAGCAGTGCAGGATTGGAACTACGGCCCTGAAATGCCAAGCAATGACCCAAGCGAGAATAAAGAGTTTTATGCTGGATTAGCTGAAGCTATGCAATGCGATGAAAAAGACGCTAGACGTAAGCACTGCTCTAACTGTGAATATTATGACAATAGCTTGATGACGCAGGTTAAGATTGAACGCATCCCTATGGCTGGATATGACGAAGGCTATGGATTTAGAGGTCACTGTGAAAAGCTAAACTTCATCTGTAATGATATGCGAGTGTGCCAGGCATGGGAAGATAGAGAGGATGATTGACAAAATGCGTCAGTGTGAGAAAATAAGTGCGCTGAGTTTATTGAGCAACCAGCAGCTCCCAATGCCCTATTAGGAGACATGATGCTAGTATCTGTTACAGAATCAATTACAGACGAGCATTTGCTGGAAGTGTACGCTGACCCTTATATCAATAAGATTGGTCACGATCACCGCCCTGCCGCACCCATCATCCATCCTAATGTTACTTACTTGTCCGCATGGATAGGTAAAACCTTTGCTGGCGCATTTATGATTATTAAACAAAGTGCAGTTGAGTTAGAGTTACACTCATTGCTTAAAAAATCATCAATTAAAGAATCACGCAAATTAGCTGCGAAGTGTTTAGCTTGGGCTTTTGCCCATCCTATTTTGCGTGTAACTGTTTATATTATTGAAGGCTTAGAGGCGGCAAAGAACTTTGCTTTGAAACTAGGCTTTAAAAACGAAGGTTGCAGACGTTGTGCGTGTGTACAAGGTGGCATAGTTAAAGACGTTTATGTGCTGGGCATGACTCGGCAGGAATGGAGAACCGCATGAGTTTTGTTGGCGATTTAGTTGGTGATGTAGTTGGCGGTATTACTGGTGCTAAGGCGGCTGGTAAGGCTGCACAAGCTGGTGCTGCTACGCAAGCTGCGGCTGCACAGGCTGGCATTGATGAACAACGCAGACAGTTTGACAAGCTAGTCGAATTGATGTCACCGTATGTGACTGCTGGTACTGAATCAATGGCGGCTCAAAAAGCATTGATTGGTTTATCTGGCCCAGAGGCTCAAGCTGCAGCAATAGCTCAACAAGAACAATCCCCTATTTTTCAAGCATTAACACGACAAGGTGAAAGTGCTATCTTACAAAACGCTGCTGCTACTGGTGGCTTGCGTGGTGGTAATGTGCAAGCAGCCTTAAGTGAATTTAGACCGCAAATACTTAACTCACTCATTGAACAACAATACGGTAGGCTTGGTGGCTTTACTAAACTAGGTCAAGCATCGGCAGCAGGTCAAGCTGAACAAGGCATGGCTTCAGCAGACTCAATTGCTAACCTACTTGCAAACCAAGGTGCAGCTACGGCTGGTGGTCAAATAGCTAGAGGTAACGTGGTAAGACAATCATTTGGTGATTTATTAAGCATTGGTAAAGCTGCATCAGGCT